GCTTTGACATCAATAGTAGGGAGTGTATCTCTACAATCTCCAAATAATATCTTATTCATACTATGAATATAGCATAAGATTTATAACCTGTCAATCTATCGTCTCTTATTGCTTCCCCTAACTAAACATTTATCATTCAGTATGGTACTAAATTCCTTTGTGACAGTAGCAAAAAACTGCGGTTGTGCAGTAAACGTACCTTTATACCTTAGTTCCATATCTAAAATGGGTACACCTGCTTTTGATAGTTTAAAAAATATTTTTGCTGCTTGTCTACTCTTTGCTTTTTTATCTACATCAACAGCAATTTTATATGCTTTCTTATTTTTTGTTAGTTCATTCAATCCACATAGTATGGTATGAAGATCTTTTGCATTACCTTGACCTATATCAGGTTTACCTTTCTTAATCTGTCCTACACCAGTGACTAAAGCAAATCCAAAAGAAAAATCTTTTAGTTTTTTACTAGCAGAAAGTTCATCATATAGTTTAGTTTTAAGTACAAGGTTTATTAAAGTATTAGCAAAAATATCTGCATTGTTATTCATGTATCTAACAAGAGAAGCATACAACTCATTATTATTTTTTGCTAGTTCTTTGTTAACAAATTTACGCATAGCGTCAGGTGCTTTATCATTTTCATACCCACCAGTTTTACTACCTTTGGTATTAATATATGCTCTTTCAAATTCATTCTTATCTCTATTTTTTGCTTGAAATAACTCTGCATCATCAAGATCATCGATGTTTGGTATATCTAAAATACCTTTTTTGTTTGCTTCTTTTACTAACCCTGCAAAATATTTTTCTCTTATCTTATAAATCTCATCCTTTATCTTATCAAACTGCTTTCCATTTAATACCGTATCATATGCTTTATTGATTAAAGTAGGATCAGCATCTTTCTTCTGCTTTTTCTTTTTTAAAGAAACACCATAATAACTTTTTGGGTCAGTCTTTATTATGAAATCTGATGCATTATAATCATCAAATCCAAATGCACTCATTCTAAACTTATCAACTTCTTTTGGCCATACGTTACCTGTTAAAAATACTTCTTGTGCTACTACATCTGCTGCTTCAGCATGACTATAGTTCAACCATGCTTTGATTGATTTTGCTGCTGAGATTCCTACTGCTGCTTCTTTTTGAGCAGCAGCAGTGGGTTCCATAAAACTTAAAAATGCTGCTTTACTACTTCCAAATGTAACACGTTTATTAACTTGTTTCTTTGCACTAATAATCCATTCATTTAAAGACTCCATAGATTTGGTTGCCTTATCTAAGTCTTGTTTTTTATACAGCATAGCACCTGCTGTCATTACTTCAGAATACTCTAGTGCCATTTCCTATCAGTTTTTAAGTATTTATCTCAACAGTACACGAACATACTAGGTTCCTATCACCGTATACATTATCAATACGATTCACTGCTGGCCAAAACTTCTTCTTTGGTTGATTAGGGAAGCATGCTTCTTCTCTTGTGTATGAATGATCCCAGTGTCCACATATTGCTGACTCTGTGTGTGGAGCATTCTTTAATATTGCAGGTAACTCTGCAATCTCTTTTCTAATCTTTGCCATAGCATCTACAAATCTTTGCAACTCATCTAATGATTCTGACTCTGTAGGTTCTACCATCATAGTTCCTGTCACTGGCCAAGATAGTGTAGGTGCGTGGAACCCATAGTCCATCAATCTTTTAGCAACATCTTCTGCGTTTGCTGCCATATTACGACAATCAAAAATACATTCGTGTGCTACCCATCCATCTTTACCTTTATACAATACTTTGAAATGAGGATCTATTTTCTTTGCTAACCAGTTTGCATTTAGTAGTGCTACTTCTGTTGCATTTCTTAGTCCATCTTCACCCATCATACGAATATACATCCAAACTATAGGTAATATAGATGCACTACCATATTCTGCTGCTGATACTTTCTGATCTATAAATGGTGCCAGATGTTCTGCCACACCAATAGGACCTACACCAGGTCCTCCACCTCCATGTGGTATACAGAATGTCTTATGTAAGTTTAGATGTGCTACATCTACACCAAATTCACCAGGTTGACACAATCCTACCTGTGCATTAAAGTTTGCACCATCCATATAAACTTGTCCACCAAACTCATGTACGATGCTACAGATCTCTTTGATGTTTTGTTCGTATACACCGTGCGTAGATGGGTATGTAATCATCAATGCTGCTAGTTCATTTGCTTCTAAACATGCTTTGAGTCTCAAATCGTGTATGTCTATGTTACCTTCACTATCACATTTAATACCTACTACTTTCATACCTGCCATAACTGCTGATGCAGGATTTGTACCATGTGCTGACTCTGGTATCAGACATACATTACGTTTAAAATCTGATCTTGATTCATGATAATCTCTGATTGCTAGTAGTCCTGCATACTCTCCTTGTGCACCTGAGTTAGGTTGAAAAGTCATTGAGTGAAAACCAGTAAGATCACATAACCATTCTGATAAATCTTTGATTATTCTATCATATCCTAGTATTTGACCACCTGGTGTATGAGGATGTACGTTAGCAAACTCTTCCCATGATACAGGGGTCAGTTCTGCTGCAGAATTTAACTTCATAGTACAACTACCAAGTGGCATCATACCATTTATCAATGAAAAATCTTTCGATTCTAACTCATGAATATATCTCATCAAGTTAGTTTCACTTCTATACTTGTGAAATACTTCTTGTTCTAACCATGGTTTAGTTCTCTCTGGTATATTACTCCATACATCATCTACACAACTATCCCATACACTAATAACAGTTGTTTGACTTGAATCAAATGAAACCTGACTATTAATAATACTGTATATTGTTTCAAATGTAGTAGTTTCATCTACAGATAATGTAGTCCAACCATTTTTTATAGTCACATTATATCCATCAATCATCCTGATAGATTTAAATTTTACAGTATCAAATCCATCACCATCTACTACCTCTATACCACACCATTTTAAACAGCGAACTAGAGTTTGTCTTAGTAACCAGATCCGTCTTGCTATCTTTTTCAATCCTTCAGGTCCGTGATAGATTGCATAGAATGCAGACATGTTTGCTAGTAATGCCTGTGCTGTACAAATATTACTTGTTGCTTTATCTCTTCGTATATGTTGTTCTCTAGTCTGTAATGCTAATCTATATGCAGGATCACCATTTGTATCTTTAGATAATCCAACTATTCTACCTGGTACTTTTCTTTTATACTTGTCCTTACACGCAAAGAATGCAGCATGAGGACCACCAAATCCCATAGGTATACCAAATCTCTGCATACTACCAACTGCTATATCAAATCCCATATCACCTACAGGTTTCATTAGTACCTGACACATAGGATCTACAACTGCAATCTTAACAACTTTATGCACATCACAAACTCGCATCAATCCATTAGGTTGTTTGAGTTGACCAACAGAGTTAGGTAGTTGCATAAGGAATCCAAATGCAGTTTTAAATTCTTCTAGTGGTATAGGAGCATTCAAATCAAGAGTTACTATATTAATACCTAATGGTTCTGCTCTTGTCTGTAAAACTTGAAGTGTAGAAAAGAATACTCTACTGTCTACTAAAAATGTATTGTACTTAGAATTTGAGTTGTATGCTAGAGTCATTGCTTCTGCTGCTGCAGTTGCTTCGTCTAATAAAGATGCATTTGCTATTGGCAATCCAGTCAACTCTGTAACCAGAGTCTGAAAATTAAACAATGATTCTAATCTACCTTGTGATATCTCTGCCTGATATGGTGTGTATGATGTGTACCATGCAGGGTTTTCTAATACATTTCTTTTAATAACAGATGGTGTTACTGTATTATAATATCCTTGACCCATCAAAGACGGTTTAGGTTTGTTTGCTTTTGCTATATTCTTAAGTTCACTTAGTGCTTTATATTCATCACATCCTTTTGGTAAGGTTGTCTTCTCTCTATACAAAATAGAATCTGGTACAATATTTCTAACAAGTTCATCTAGACTAGATAGACCCAAATCCTCAAGCATTTGCTTCTGCTCTGACTCAGAAGGTCCAATATGACGCTTAGAAAACATCTACTCTCCCAACGAATGAATAACAGGTTTTTCGTTCCTTAATATATTATACAGATCTTTATTTTCAGCAGAAGATACTGGATAAAATTCTGCTGACGCATCAAATCCATCATACCTATGTGCTTGATTTATTACAATAGAACCATTCTCTCCTGATGTAGACCTATGAAATGTACCACGAGGTATAAACAAGGCACCACTTTGTCTATTAAGATGCACTACATGATATGGGCACTTCCAATCATAATTTACCAACTCAAAAGTTCTTTCACCTGATACAACTCTATTATAATCATCTTGAAAACTATGAATGTAGAACTGTTTACCTCCTACACAATCAGGTGGAGGTGATACTGCAGGACCTTCGTGAACAACTAAGTCTGCTGCATTGCATTCTTCTACTGTTATGTCATAGAAAATAACATCGTCTGTCTCTCTGAACACACGATGCTTTCTAAAAATCACACTACTCATTTTTTGAAGACTCCTAGTTTTGCTAGAAGGTATACTGATAATACTGTCCAAAAGACAACTTCTAATCCTATGTTGTTCATACCCAGTTTGGTTTACGATCAGGTTTTCTTAGGTAGTTATTTTTTACCCAAGGTTTTGCTGCTATGTATCTCTTGTATGCAGTAAAAGTATCGATAGTGTTATCGAACTTAAACTCAGGATACATTGCCCTTGTGAATTCATATTCCCAGTATGGTTGAGGTGTATCTCTAGGGAATATTTGTGCTGCAGCATCAAGAGTATAATGACAACTATGTGTCTTGTTGTACCTATGCTTATACTCATCACATAGTGCTAGTCCATGTCTTATCAACCAGTCCCAATAGGTTTGTGCCCATTTAGTACATGGATGATTACGAAATGCACCTTTTTCTGTTTTGTATGGTGTGCCATCTAACTTAGGTAGATCACCAAAACCATGACCCCATTTCTTAGATGCAACTATAGATAACATTTGACATGTTTCTAGTGGCATCTTTACTACATGTTTGTCAGGTAAGACTTGTGCAGACTTGATAGGGTCAGGGTCAGTTACAAAGATGTTCATTCGGATGCTCTCCATTGCTTTCTCATTGTAACATAGATATCGTTTTTTGCAACCATATCTCTTACACTCTTAAATATCTTAGCAGACTTGGCATACTTACTAGTAGCGTGATCTTTTTCTTGAGGTCTTACATTACCTTCACTATCATACTTTCTACCAGAGTTGTGATTGGCATATCTTCTTGCTCTGGTAAATCCCATTTCTAAAAACTTACGACACATATCCATACCTATAAAGTCTTTCTCTTCTAGGTAATCTAGATACATGTCGAAGATAGTATGTGCAGACATCATTGCAATCTTTGGAGTCTTAAATCTCCAATGAGCACAGATATCGTCAGTATAAGGGCGAACCAGTAGAACTCCTTGCTCTCCCCTTCCAATACGATAAAGTTCACGAGTTTCCTCATTTGTAAAGTCAAGAGACTTGTAATCGAGGTCATAATCAAATTCTTTCATGCTATTATTATAGCATATAATATTACGCAGGGCAAGTTGGAGGAGGCATTTTAGGAAATCTTAACCTCTTCTTCCATCTTTCTATAAAATCTTTTATTCTCTTGTCCATTATTCTTCTATTTCAAAGAACCATTTGATTGATTTAATGTAGTCAAATGTGCAACCTATATCTTTGTCGCAGTTGGTATCATATTTACGATCACATAAAAACTTTCTTAGTTCGTAGACAGACTCGAACTTTCCCTGATGTCTTTCTTGGTCGTCATACAAGTGATACTTCATGGTTCTTCAAATTTAGGCATACCTGCAAGTGGACTATACCATCCTGTTAGTATATATTTGTTTCCTGACACAGGAGGATTCCCACGATGCTGATGTGTCCAAGATCCTGGCCACAACAATGCAGTATTTCTAGTGGGTTTGAACTTTACTTGTTGGTAAAGAAACTCTGTCTCTCCTCCTTCTTCTACCGTGTTAAGGTAGATCATCCATGCTATTGCTCTTGAATTATTTACCCAAGAACTGTTTTCACAATGCCATGAATGATACCCCTCCATAGGAGAAGTTTTTTGTAGGATAGTAATTCCACTCGTCCATTCGCAATTATATTTCAAACAAGGAAATTTGTCAAGATAATCTTTTAAAGTTACATTAAGTAATGCCTGATTTATTTGTTGTGCCATTTCAGGCCAAAAAGGATCTAGAGATAACTGATTATCTTTTACAATACTATTAGATCTAGCATCCCATGATATATTATTTTCTAAACCTCTAGTCAAATCACCTAATACATGATCAGGTAATATGTTATCATAACGAACTATGAAATTCATTTTGATGCTTTTTCTTTCATATACTCTTCTCTACCATCTTTAGTAAAGACCTTTTTTTCGTAATCAAAGTCAGGATGACGTTCAGCAGAGATCACTGGATTCTTTGTTTTATTTTTGATGACAATAAATCTATCAGCAGCAAACGTACCTGCTATTTGTACTTCATACTCGTCAGTAGGTAACCAGTTATAAGACCCATCTCTTTTTGTATGTGCCATGTATGCATTGATTTTATCAATCAAATCTGGTGTGAGTTGCATAGGTTCTTGTCCTAATACTCTTTCTTCTGGATCGAGTTTACCAATCATAAATCTCCTTGTTTACGGTTTTCGGAATAGTGTACATCAAATTCTCCACCTGGATATCTACTCTTCAACTTCTCTACATTCATTTCGATTATCTCTTCTGGGGATACATCTAGTGCTATACATGCTTGTATAAAATACCACATGATATCACCTAGTTCACGTTTCATATGAAATAGATTTTCTTGGTTAACTGGTTTACCTTGAAAAACTATCTTCTTTACTATTTCTGTGAACTCACCTGACTCAGCAGATAGTCCTAATGCAGCAGTTAATGCTCTGTGTGTAGGAAAGTCTTTAGAGTTTAAATCTCTTAGACGATCTTGAAAATGTCCGCCATACTTACTTTCTTCTGACGTCACAGCATTAACAAACTGTGTATATTTTAGAAAATCAATCATACTTGAGTTCTTGGAAATTTTTCTTAGCAGTAAACTTTGCTGCAATATCTAGTTCGACTTGCCCAGAGTCAACAATGTCTGTTTGAGCAGACTCCTCTACATCATACAGTCTCATCTTTGCTCTGTCAATACCAACACAGAATCTTTTGTTCATAGTTGGATCATGATAACGGTTCTTCAACTGTTTAACCATGATCTGATTCATCTCCTCAAGCTCCTCCGTACTAATGAGAGCAAACATAAGATCAGCAGTGGCAGGGAGACCAAAGGATTCTGACGTATCAGTAAGGTC